TGGTCATCAACACCGACGATGATCGTGCCGGTGTTGTCAAGCGTGCGACCCAGTACCTTAAAGTTGTTCGGCAGGTACTGGGCAACACTCTTGGATTTGCCCGTGGCAGCGATTGCGATTCTCACGCGGCTACTCCTCGGCGGGCGTTAACACGGATAGCGATAACTTCTTTCTCCGTGGTGTGCGACGTGACCAGCTGACGGCTGGGCTTCAGCTTCGCAGCTACTGCCTTCCAGTTGATGGTCGTGCGCAGGGACTCTACAACAACTGCGCGGAAGGTCGCACCTTCCATTGCTGTAATGCCAGCTTCGATGAAGGTCTCGCGAATGTCAGACTCGCGATCTTTCAGGTCAGCTATCTGTGCCCGGAGGAAGCCAAGCTCGTCGGCTAATTTGGGCAGGTCTCTCTTTGCTACTTTACTCATGGTCGTGCTCCTTCTGCGTATCGTGAATTCTCATTCACTATACACGGGAGCGCAGCCGTTGTCAAGTAGGGGTTATTATGTCAAATAGATCAATTACTTACTAGTCGAAGGATTTTTTGAAGTAGCAGGTGTTGTCGTAGACTTCGGTGGTACCGATGACATCAGCGTCAAGGAGATCGTTGATGATCTGTTCACGCTCATGTCTTTTAATACGTCCTGTCTGGCGCAGGAGAAGTGAGTTAGGCATCATGCCGTTTTTCACGCAGAGCCTCTGATTCGCTGTCATCTCTTGCGCAAGGTATTTCTGGGGTTGGCTAATCACTGCTTGAACTCGTAGTGCATTCTTCTCAACGTAACTGGTGCCAGAAGAGACGAATTGCATTTTGCTTGCCCAACACTCATTACTCCATGACACTAACCTGATTGCCCACGTTGCGATGTCAGATGTAATGACAGGACGATTTGCATCGACACCGACTGCTGCGGTGCCTGCCAATATTAATGCGTTTTGGTTCGCTCTTCCCCACGTTTCATCTTTACGTGATCGACGACGCGATGATTCTTCAAACTCATCAAATCGAGTGTAGGTGTCGGTGTCCTCAAATACGATCTCAGTGAACTCGTCATGTGGCTCGTGTGCAATAAGATCGCGCGCGTGTTTCTTGAGAGCTGACGGGAACACTTTTTTGCGTCGTGTGTTGCGTGCTGGGAAGTAGTCACCAGTGTCCATGAGAATGAATCGATTGATGAAGCCGGTCTCACGTGCAGTACCTGTGATGGCTTCCATAAGTGCGTCAGGTTGCGCTGTGGCGAGAAGAGTGAGGAACGGATGATCAAGAGCAGGGATTGATTGTCTGCGACCGGGCGTGCCCGGAACGAATTTGTTTGCTGCACCGTAGAGTGAAATGACGTGCGTGAGAATGGCGAAATCTTGTCCGCTGCTATTTCGTACGTTTGCCATGTACCTTGCAGCTTCGTCCCATAGCCAACATGCCATTCCCTCCTCACCTAAAATATCGAGCATCGCGTAGTAAGATTGAAAGCCTCGGAAGGCAACATCATCGAGACCAATTTGGTGAGTGAACTCTGTGACTGACGCGAGTGCAGAATCCTTTCCTCCGCCTGTGCCTGCGGTCACTAAAATGTACGGCTGCAGTGGTGTGTCCCAGTGTTGCACGACGTAGTGATTGCAGCTCGCCAATGCAGTGCACATGATGCCGGAAGCGAGAGCGAAGATCGGCTGATCGAGGTACTGTGTTCCGCGTGCCCATTTTGTGCACTCACCGACCAGTCCGGGCACTTCGAGTAACTGCTCATCGAATACTATTTTCGTGTTGCTTTCTGCTGACGGTGTGTCATCGATAACTGGACGCGTGACGATCTGTCCTTCATGCATTCCGCTCTGCGTCCACCTACGCAGTGCAGAGATGACTGGCATCGACATCCAGTCCTGCAACGTCGTGAATCCTTTTGTGCGATCACCAGCGTCGTGCTTTTCGAGGGTGTTGACTACCGCATTCATGCGGTCATCTATTTCGTCATCTTCTTCTTGAATGATGGTGAGTACTGCACCCATCACGCGCTTCACTTTTTTAGCAGGCCACCGCTGGTGACACAGTGCACCTGTGCAGGCGTGGACAAAGTCGTGTCGAGATCCAGACTCGGGGTAGTAATGAAGGAAGACGGCAGCGACAGCAATTTCATCGCAAAGTCGTTCGAGATCGAGCTTGGTCAGGGAGACAAACTCGGCATCTCCATCACTGTGCGTGAAGTAAAAGCCACCCTCAGGATGACGTGATGGAGGAAGGACAGATTGAGATCCTGTGCTGCGAATTTCGACGATGGTGCCCAGTTCGGCCACCTGCCATTTTTTAGTCTTCGCGCCCGCGACGCGATAAATATAGTGAGAGTATTCTTTGTCGGTGCGACCGTAAATGTACGTCGCGGGAAGCAGCTGTTCGGCTACCCAAACAGCCTCATCCATGTCCAGATCGACGTCGGTAACGTGCGCAGATGGCTCGCCCCAGAGTGCTCCGATGTTGTCACCGGGCTTAAATGCGCCGTTTCGGAGATCTTCCTCAACCAGTCGGAGGTGCGGCCAGTTCTTGCCTTTGGGTCTTTTTGACCTCCTCTGCAGCGGAACTGTGTAGACATCCATCGCTAACCAGTACAACGCAGTTTGCGTCGCGTTCCATCCTGCTTTATCCTCTGCCATCTCGCCTCTTCTTGTTGTCGATGTGAGAACCGGAGGAGGAGGTCATCTTGTTGGGAAGGCCTCCTCTCTCCAAATTCAAATGAGTGTTTAAATTTTGTTAGGCCGACCAATCTAACAGAGATTACGGAGCACTGGAAATGGTCTTAGCTTTTGCGGGCTCATGTCGAGCCTGAACCCGAATTGTACCGACTGCGGCCTCCACGCCACCGCTGCGACAGTCTGCATGGCAGGCTCTGGACCGCGCACTGCTAAAGACATTCAGGTCATGGTGGTCGGCGCAGCACCCAACGCAATTGAAGACAAGCGAGGCGTGCCGTTCCTCGGAGACGGTGGCAAGATTCTGCGCACCGCGCTAAACAAAAACAATCTGCTCGATAAAACGTACATCACTCAGCTGGTCAAATGCCGACCACCTAAAGATCGCGCACCGACCGCAGCTGAAGTCAAAGCCTGCCGCCCCTACCTCGAAGAAGAAATTGCAGAATTAAATCCGGGGTACGTCGTCACCACCGGAGTCCTCCCGACGAAAACACTCTTCCGTGGAAAAGCGAAGATCACTCAGTTCCATGGAGAGATCATAGAGAATCCCAAAGTCGAGTTCGTCGGGATGCCCCTCTTCGATCCCTCGTACACGCTTCGCGATCCGTCTAAGCTCCCGGCTTTTCAAGATGACATCGCTCGGCTCGCTCGACTCATGAAGGGCGGCTTGCGCCACGATACAGTCAACTGGACGGTCGTTCGCAAGGGAAACCTCGACACCTTTATACGAGAGTTTGAGGAGGCAACCGAATTCGCATACGACTGCGAGACATCGGGGCTCTTCCCATTCGATAAAGATCGGCGAATCACCGCAATTGCTATAGCCCTCGAACACAGGACGTGGGTCATCCCCGGATTTATGCATCCTGATTACCAGAGATTCTCGCACTCCCCGTTTGCGCATGGAGATGCGCTTCGGAAACTGATGCGGCTTTTGTTTTTTCTTGCTCATCGTGACAACAAAAAAGCTTACGCCCAGAATGGGAAGTTCGATAACAAATGGATGCGATGCATGTTCGGTGGATCATTCCGCCTCACGTTCGACGTGATGCTCGCACACCATGTGTTGGACGAAAATCTCGCGCACGATCTGACCAGCCTGTGCCGCACCTACCTTGATGAGCCTGAGTATGACATCCCGCTGGCAGAGAAGCAGGGCAAGTCCGAGAAGCCCATGCGCAACTACAAATACTGTGGTCAGGATGCCCAGTACACCTTCCGCCTTGCGCACTTATTCATGCGGATGCTGCGTGAGGAGCCGGAGCTGCATCGCGTCTTCTGGAAGATCACCATGCCCGGTGCACGCGCGATGGAAGACGCCGAGATGGAAGGCCTCGCGATCAACGAGGTAGGCCGCAAAGAAGTCGGGCTCGACCTGCTATCAAAGATGATCACGCAACGTGAAGAGCTGAACGACATGACTGGTGGCGACGTGAACTGGAACAGCCCAGCGCAGATCGGAAAACTCCTATACGAGGATCTGGGATATCAGTGCAAAATTTTTACAAAGAAAGGCGCGAACAGCACCTCTGAAGAAGCGCTGCTTAGCATCGCAACCAAACCCGTCGTCAAAAAATTGCTCGCCTATCGTGGCGCAGCAAAAATGTTCAACACCTATATAAAGGGGTGGCAGAAGTATCGTGTCGGTGACAAATATTATTTCGATTACAAAATCCACGGCACTGTTACGGGACGCTATTCATCACCTCTGCACCCGATCCCACGTGACGGGCAAATCCGCAACCTCATTACTGCGCCAAAAGGCTGGACATTCTGTGCGTTGGATCTCGCCACCGCTGAAATGCGCGTTGCTGCACACCTGTCCAAAGACCCAGAGATGCGTCGGTGCTTCGTTGACGGCATAGACGTTCACTGGCGCACGATGATTGAGAACTTAGCGATCACGACGCAAGGCGAGTGGACTGAGCGTGTGTTTGCGACTGCAGAGAAACTCACCGGCAGAGCACACTCTTATAGTAAGTCCCTTGAGGTCATGATGGAGGCAGGACCAAAAAAGTGCATCGCTGTCGAAAAGAAATGGTACGAAGGCCGAACGCGTGCCAAGGCAATCAACTTCGGTTTCATCTACGGCATGTACCCAAAGAAATTCATCCAGCAGGCAACGCTCGACTACGGCTGGACGCCGACAATGACCGAGGCAAAGAACGCACGCACAGCGTACTTCCGTCTCTATTCTCGATTGGCAGGATGGCACACACGTACAAAACGATTGGCAAAGACCGATGGGTTTATTCGCTGCCTGACGGGTCGTATGAGACGGCTCCCCGGCATCCAAGCCAGAGACAAATACGTTCGCATGGAGAACGAACGTCAGGCAGTGAATAGCCCTGTGCAGGGTTTGATCGGAGATTACAAAGTGATGCTCCTGATTGAAATTCATGAGACCTTTCCGCGCTCGAAGGTCAGGTTGGTCGGTGAGCATCACGATGCAGTGTTAACCATAGTGAAAAACGAGTCCATCGATGAGTGCGTACCGCAGATGTTGGAGATGGCAGCGCACCCGAAACTGATGGACACCTTTAAAATTAACCTCAGCGTACCGATGGAAGGCGAAGCCGAACTCGGACCTTGGGGAGCCGGAGTGAAATACGATGTCGCCGCTTGAAAATGCAATACAAGAACAATTAGGTCTCGCCAACAAGGGCTATTCGGTCGAGCAAATTCAGTGCGCTGCGCTGCAGGTAATTGCTGAGCGTCTCAGTCCAGAAGGTATCGGAGATCTGGTCGAAGTACTGTCGGAGCGATTCGAGGAGTACCAGAATGGAGCAGATTAGTTTCAGCGAAGTCAACGCGTATCGACGATGCCCGAAGGCGTGGGAATATCGATACCTCGAACGCATCAAGCGCAAGTGGAAAGGCATGCGTTTGCTGCGCGGTGAGATCCTGCACGAGATGCTCAACGCGTACATCAACACCAAGATCCATGGACTGAAATACGAGGGCGAAGATCCATGGGATGTGCTGGAAATTTACGCTGAAAAGTACGCTGCCTACTTCGAAGAAGAGCGCGACCTGCACGGTGACATCATCGGCGACTGCGGCCAGATCTTCGAAGGATATTTACGCAAGTACCGTCACGACCCACTGAAATATGAGCAGACTGAGCTGAAGCTCGAACTGGATCTGAGCAAGCTGGGCAGCGGTGCGATCAACGTCAAATTCATCGGCTTCATTGATAAGATTGCAGTGGACCAACAGAAGCGTCGCTGGGTGATGGATCACAAATTTGTGAAGAGCATCCCGACTGCGGATGACCGCTTCAGCGAGCTGCAGCTCTTACTCTACGTCTGGGCCTATGGCATGCAGAACCCGAAGGAGAAGATCGATGGCGTCTGCTGGGACTACGGTAAGGCCAAGGCACCCACGATGCCCGAAGTGCTCAAGAACGGCTCTCTGAGCAAGCGTAAGAACCTTGACTGCGACCCGTACACCTATCGTCAGGCAATTCGTAAGAATGGGTTGGTTGAGCAGGACTATGACGATATGCTGTCGCTCCTTAAAGGCAAGGAGGATACATTTTTCGAGCGTGTATTCCTGCCGGTGCCGGGTACCGACATGATCGTCGCGGTGGTCAATGACTTCCTGCAAACGACAGCTGAGATTCAGGCCAAGCGTGATGGTGGACGCTGTACTCGCAACATGTCTCCATTCAACTGCGCAACGTGTGACTTCCGTCCGCTGTGCGAAGCCGAGGTCCGAGGTCTCGACGCTGATTTCATTCGCAAGAGCGAGTATGAAAAGAGAGGTAGTTACAGTGGCGCTTAAAAAGAAAGGCCGAAAGAAGCTGGGCAAGAAAATAGGTGCGAAGAAAAAGCCCGCTCCCCCCACGTCCTCGATCCTTGACAAGATCCAGCCAGTCACCGAACTGAAAACGAACACGGTGATGATGGTGTACGGTCGCTCCGGCACAGGCAAAACGCACTTCGGTTCGACGTTCCCCAAGCCGATACTGTTCATCGACACTAACGAACGTGGCACCGAGACCATTGCGCTGGAAGAAGACATCGATGTCGTGCGTGTCACAGAATGGGCGGAGATCGACGAGCTGTACTGGGCGTTGCTCAACAAAGAGACCGACGTCGCGTACAAGTCCATCGTCATTGATCAGGTGAGCAACCTGCAAGACATCGGCATGGCTGAGGTGCTACGCAAAGGCCGCAAGGGTCGAGACGAAACATTCACGCAACGCAACTGGGGACAGCTGTCCGGAATGCTGAAGCAATTCATCAGCGACTTCCGCGACCTGTCCGACCATTACAATTTGCTGCTGATTGCGCACGAGCGTATCAACGAAGCAGGCGACGATGAGGAAGAGTCCATCGAGCCAAGCATCGGTGCACGCGTGATGCCGTCAGTGAGTTCTTTCCTTGATGGTGCCGTCGATGCCATCGGATCAACGTTCATTAAAGAGCGTTGGGAAACGGAAGACAAAGAAGAAGTCAGGCACGTGGACTACTGTATGCGAATCGGTCCTCATGCGTACTACTCGACAAAGATTCGCAGACCAGTGTCCGCTGGTCCGATCCCGGAGCTGCTCGTCAACCCGACGTTCCAGAAAGTGAAGGATTTAACCACGGGCAAACAAAAACCTAAACGTAAGAAGATCAGGAGAAAAAGCTAATGGCAACAAGAAAGAAACGCCCTGCCAAGAAGGCAGCGAGCAAGAAAAAGGCGTCACGCGGACGTCGGGGCAAGAACATCATATCCGTCGATTTTACAGACGTTGAGTCCGGAGGTGGTAGTCCTACACCAGACGGTTATTACGTCGCTGAGATCACGAAGGCGGAGCAGGAGGTCAGCTCTGCAGGTAACGATATGATCGTCGTGCGCTGGAAGACCAACATCGGTTCGGTTGTATTCGACCGGTTTGTTCTCGTCCCTCAGTCGCTCTGGGTGCTGCGTACGGCACTTGAGTCCATGGGTTACGACATCCCGGACGGTCAGTTTGACTTTGATCCCGAAGATCTGGTCGGCGACAAGTGTGGTATTGAAATCACCAACGAGGAGTTCGAAGAGAAAGACCAGCCTCGTGTGACGGGTTACATGTCTGCTGAAGTCGCCGAAGCGGAGATCGAAAAAGCCGGTGGCTACGTTGAGCAGGAGGAAGAAGAGGAGCCCGAAGAAGAGGAGGAGCCTGAAGAGGAAGAAGAAGAGCCAGAAGAAGAAGAGGAAGAGGCACCTCCCGCTCGGAAGAAGGCTTCGAAGAAAAAGGCTCCGGCAAAGAAAAAGAAGAGAGCCTCGGGTGCATTGCGACCGGGTGCTCGCGTCGTGTTTGAAGACGAAGACGGCGAAGAGTATCAGGGTGTGATCGAGGGCATCGAAGATGACATTGCAGTTGTCGTTGACGATGAAGAGGGCGAATGGGAGATCCCGGTCGGTGAGCTGAAGAAGGCGTGATCCGAACTGAACTCCGTCCCTATCAGGAAGAGGCTGTCGCTGCGGCACGTCCGCACGACGGCTTCTGCCTGTTCCCAGAGCAACGCACAGGGAAGTGTCTTGTCTCTCTCGCGATTGTGGATGAACGCAAGCCCGATGTACTGATCATTCTCTGTCCAAAGAAAGCGGTGCTCACGTGGGACACGGAGATCGACAAGCACCTCGACAACGACTGGGACTGTGAAATTTACATCATCACATATCAGGAGCCTGTCAAAAATCTGGAGCTGCGCAAGGATTGGTACAAAGAGACGCTGAAGTGGAAAAAACAGGGCGTCAAGATGATGATCATCGGTGATGAGATCCAATACATTAAAAAGCCGGGGACTGCCCAAGGCAGATTCGCACGCACGTTAGCCAAGCGTTGCGTCTGGAAACTTGCTCTCAGTGGCACACCAGTTGACACAGGTTTTGAACAGTACTGGGCAATCTTCGACTTCATCGATCACAAAGAAATTTTTGGCACTTACGATAGCTTTAAGGAGGAGTACTGTGTTTATGAAATCAAAAGACGCAAAGACGGACGACAGTACCCCGTGCTCACGGGATATCAAAACGAAGAGCAACTGCTCGAAGTCATCCATGAATACAGTTACCGAATCACGTTCAACGAAGCGCGAGTTGCCATGGGAAAGTCCCCCGTGCGCCTCCGCCGGAAGAAGGTGCGTTTCGACCTCGGTCGTAAGGCGCGTGCGATCTACACGGACTTAGAAACAGACATGGAAACCACCATAGGCGAGTTAACGGTGGGTGCTCCGCTACCGGTCACACTGCCGCAGAAATTGCAGCAGGTTTGTGGTGGTTTCCTTTTGCATCAAGAGCGCATTCCGGGGCAGCGAAAACGCATTCGGACGGTGATCCCATGTGGCACGGAAAAGATCGACAGACTCATGGGACTGCTGTCTGGTTTCGGGCAGGAGAAGGCTGTCATCTGTTGCCGGTTTACGCACGAGATCAATGCTATCGCAGCCCAGTTTGAAGAGTTCGGTTGGACGTATAAGATCATCGATGGCAGTCACGAATGGGACGAGAAGTTTGATGTGGACTTCGTCATCTTGCAGGTGAGGAGCGGTCTTGGGTTCGATCTGTCTGAGGCAAATGTGTACGTGTTTTACAGCTGGGACCAGAGCTGGATCACGTTCGACCAGTCACGTTTCCGCATCATGAACATGGAAACTACCAACTGGGTGTACTACTACTTTATGATGGCGAACGACACGATAGAGGATGAATTTTATGAAGCTGTTGCGAAGAAGAAAGAATTCTCAACGCTCGTGCTCGACAGGTACCGTAAAAAGAAGGTACAAGAGCGTCGAGGATCAACTTGGCGAGGTGCGCGCAGAATTCGCAAAACCCATCTCCTTGCAGACGCCCCTTATAGGTGAATCGGTGAAATAGCGTGCGATATTTTTGCGGAAATACGGTTTTATGAACGAAGCGAGTTTATGGGAGTGGCTGCGAGACGTTGCGCTCCCGCTGGGGCATTACTCCAGAATCGAATCCCCCGAGACCGCGCCGGGATTTCCTGACGTATTCTTTACTGTGGGTCAGGATCCACGTCGTAGTCGCAGAGATACACCCCCTACTCCGGGCAAAGCTGGCTCCGGCACCATCGAATTGAAAGCGACCGACCGTAGCATGCGTGTGCCCTTCCCTGATGAGGAGAAGGGACTGCACACATCACAGCTGCGATGGATCCGAGAGAACGTAGCTGCAGGTGGAGTCGTTTTGATCATTGCAGAAACTCCCGGTATCATTTACATTATCCACGGCAAGGATGCCGCGAAATTTAACGGGGCAAGTCACGAAGACCTGCTTGAGATGTCATGGGATACCCTGAGCAGGAAAGAACCTAAACAAGCTGCATCCATACTGGATAAAATGCTTAGAGTGACGGATAACTTCCGTCTTCACGCAGAGTACTACTGAGGAGAATAAAAATGTTTGACGATGAAAACCAAGCAGTTGAAGCAACAGGTCGCGCACTCATGGACCACCGTCCACCAACTGTCAGCGAGAAGCTGGAGCAAGAGAAGAAAGAACTGGAGCTACGTCTCGAAGCAGTCACTGATCTGATCGCATCACTGGATGCGTCTCCGAATGTCAGAGACATCGTCGATAGGCTCTCGCAGCTCGGGCATCGGGTGTACTGATGCGCAGCTGCACCTTCCGAAACAAACATCATGTCGAGTGCTGCACTGAGTGTGGCCTCGGCATTGATTTCTGCCAGTGCGTTGACCCTGATGCCATCGCGGATGACCGACTGACCAGTGCAGACGGACTGGTCTTTAAGATGATCCGTGATGAACTGGTAGCTGCACGCGAAGCATTCCCCGGCAAGACACACATGCTTTGCGCGACAGTCGAGGAGGTAGGTGAACTTGCGCAAGCAATGATGCAACACGACCGCAGTGAAGGGACCAGCGTGACTGAGGTCCTGCGTGAAGCAGTACAGGTAGCAACGATGGCAATACGCGTCGCAGTCGAAGGGGACGACAACTTCCTGTACGAATTTCCTGCAATCGAAGATGAGTTACCACGCGGACCAGTTGGAGGGCAATACCAATGAGATACGACCGCGAACGAGTCAACAAGATCCTCGACAAGATGCTCGACAACGCTCGACGCAAAGGCATCTATCAGATGGAAGAGTGCACCGACGAGCTAGAGCAACTGCTTGGTGGTGTCCGGGCAGAAGCAATCCAGTACACGTGGACCGAGGCCTGTTCACACTATGATCGCGGCATGGATCCACGCAACTACACCATCCCATTGCTGGTGGAAAAAGCAGCTGCCGATCTCAATCCAAAGAGAGAGTGACGATGAGCAACGAAGACGAGAATGGAAAGGACGACGCTCCAGAGGCTACGATAATTGGCAACGACGAAGGCAGCGAGGAAGAAGCCCCTGATCTGGGGATCTCTGTCGGTGTCGAGAACGGCAACGTAATTATTGTGTTCAGTCAAAGGCTTACGACCATTGGTATGCCTCCTAAAGCTGCTGAAGATATGGCAAATGCCCTGCTTAAACACGCTGCTGAGGCTCGTGCAATGCAGAGCGACTAGTTCCTGTACACGCAAGCGGAAGTGTGTATACTAGTAGCTAAATCTAACATTGGAGGTAGTCCGCATGGCAATGCAAGCCCATAGCGACAGCATCGGTGCACAGATGGCAATGATGCGCAAGCGAGGCTGGAAAAAGTGTGCGAACCCGGAGTGCAAGAAGCGTTTCGAGGGTCTCACCATCACTACATACTGCTCGGACGAGTGTCGTTTCCGGGCAGCTTATCTGCGACGCAAAGGAAAATAACATGGCGTTTTTAAAGCAACACCGAAAGGCAGAGCTGCAACTCGAAGGGCGAAAGCTCATCGGTAAGTTCAGCGTGAGCCTGACCAATTCGGGCGACCGCGAGGTGATCCTTGAGTTCATCAACGAAATGCGTAAGCAGCTCCGCGAGTTTGATCCGAACAAGGGCAAGAAGAAGACGGGCGCGAAGCGACGTACCAAGAAGAAAGCCAAACGAAAGGTCATCAAGAGACGTAGGTGATCATGGTCGATCTGGAAGGCACGCTGAGTGATCACACTGGTCGCTTAGCAACCCTTCTGGAGAACGAAGAGAAGTATCTCAAGCGTGACCGCACTGCGTGGAAGACCTACTACGCAGGACTCATCGACGATCCGCCGCGCACTCACATCATGGAATTGGTGCGCGAGTACATCGAAGAAGACATTCGTCCCCTCATCTACAGCACCCGCTTCGTCAACAAATACAAGCACGAAGAGCAGTGGTTGAAGCTGCACGGACTGTGGGATGAGGTCGATCTCTTGCAACGTGAGCCCCACATGACCAAGATCAAGGGACCTGATCTCGTCGCGCAGTGGGTACGTCAGTACACCCCGCTGCTCATCGTCGATGATCGAGAAGAAGTACGCGAGTTGGTGCGTGAAATGCACACCGAATGTGTTGCTTACGCACCCGAAGCGTTCATCAACTTGGAGGGGTAATGGACATTCACTGCACGAACGGCTGGGTCTTCCACGAATGGAAGAACAACAAGTGCGAACGCTGCGGCACTCCTACCGGAATGAACTGGACCGACGTGACATGGGGGGACGACCCGTCCCTTTTTGGAGTGCCCTCGCAAGCCCCCCTTGTTGATCGCTCATCCCCACGCGGTTCGGTGGGCCACCCGCTCCGGCTGGTCCGGGGACGCCACGCCTAGGACGATTCATCATCCGCTGCCGTTGCATGTGACCGCGCAGGTTCGGAGGAATCATAGGTCCACCTGTCACTCCACCCGGTCCTTTACCCGGTGGAGGTGCGATGGGTCCGCCTCTCGGATCGTAGCCGCTAGGTTTCTGGAATCTCTGCGTCTGATTACGAAGTCGAGACATCAGGTCTCTACCACCCATCCGTTGCGTAGGATGCACTCGATCACGTGGACCGGGGAGGTTACCACCACCGGGCGGCATCATCGGGGGAGATGTTCGTCCCGGTCCTTTACCCGGCGGCATTCCTCGTGGCATGCCCCGACCTCCACCCATCGGGTTCGGTCCCGGACCTTGCCATGGAGCAGTCATTCCTTGACCACCACCGGGCATGGCACGAGGCGGAGGTGCACCGCGCCACGGCATGCCACCACCCATTGGAGGACGACCCTGCATCTGCGGCGGGATGCCACCTCGACGCGGCATCGCACCTCTCATCTGCGGAGGCACGCCACCTCTCGGCGGACCTGCGAATCCTGTTGCGGAAGCCAGTCCACCGTGCTGATAATTCTGAATGTAACCACCGTATGCTTCTTCCATCTCTGCTAGACCCTCGTCAATTTTGGTGGTGTCTCCGTAGTCCATGATTCTCTTGTACCACGGGACATCTTCCTCAGGCGGAGGTGGGGGTGGAGGTGGAGGTGGGGCCACATGATTCCGGGTCTCCCAGTAGTTGTATCGAGCACTGTTTACTGGGTACGGATTCGCACCCTCTGCATGACCGGGACGGACAGCTCCGCCTTCCTCGTAGTAATTCACTTGACCTCCTCCTGCGTAGCCACCCGGTGGCACCGCTAATGATGCTGCGACACGTGCTTTGTGTGCAAGTAATGCTCTTGAATATTCAGTGTCTCTTCCTGCTCGTGGATCTGGTGGGACGAAGGGAGGCACAACGGGAGGCTCGACGTCAGGCGGCAGACCACCACCTCCGCCTCCGCCTCCGCCTCCTCCACCACCGGGAGGTCCACCACCTCCACCTCCGCCACGTCGTCCACCACCTCCGCGACGTCCACCTCCACCACGTGGTCCTCGGTTAGGACCTGCGCCTGCGACTGGGTCAGTGAGTAGTGGGACGCCACCGTCGGGACGGATGTCCGGAGTGAGCGAGGGAACGGTACCCGTACCAGCTACGCCAGTCGGTTCCGGTGGGTAGTACAGCGTGTTCTTGGTGGGATCTCCTCCCTGACTCGTGTCCGCCATCCAACCACCTTCCTTAGTAAGCTTCATAAGCCGGAAGAAACCTTTGATCCCTCCGCCCAGTTTGTTGATGAGTTGTTTCTGCGTGAGTGGTTCGTTGCCTAAGTTAAAATAATCCTGAGCGTCCGCAAGCCAATCCGCATCTACGTCACCACCTTCCTGAAAATTAAGACCCGGTGCATCCATTCGTTGACGCAAATCTTCCATCGGTGCGAGTCCGCCTTCCCACATACCCGGCTCTTCTCCCGGCATGAAGATGTCTTCGCCACGGTCGTTAACACCGATGCGTCTCAGCTCGTCTGCTGTCGGCATGCGACCCAAGTCTTCGGGGGTCGCTCCGGGTCCGGGCATCATCTGCTCCATCTGCTGCTGTTCAAAGTCAGACATCTGACCCTTTGACTCTTGCGCTTGTCTCTGCAGCGCTTCGCTCCACTTGCCACGCCAGAGACGTACTTGGGACTGCGCACGGATGTAGTCAGCAATAGAGTGACCTTGCCCATGCTTTGACTGTCCGATATCTTTGAAAGTTTGCATCGCACCGATCAGTCGAGGCTTAATGAACTCTACTTGCTGCGGTCCATTCATGGTGGCGAGCTGCTCATCGATATTTGTTTTGGTTTCCAAGTTAGGAGTCGAGTTCTCCCAGCCGTAGTCGATCACTGCCGACTCTGCGTCACTCTTCGTGCCTTTCATGTCCGACAGCATTTGTTCAAGCGCGGGACCAATCTCTTCGGCTGTCTGCGGACTGTACTCTCCGGGTGCGCTCTGGTAATCCCGTTCGAAGTCACTCTTCACACCTACTATTTCTTCCACGGTACCTCCTTCAGCACCTCCCGGTCGTGAGATATATTGTATGCGCGGATCCACAGCGGGGACGTAAGGTTGACCCGGCGTCAGGTTACGCAGTTTGTTCACAAATTGTTGACCCGGTTGACCCGGTCGTCCAGTGCCACCTACTCCTTGCGGTGGGTAAAACACAGTGTTCTTGTTGAGTGACGTGGCGTACTTTTTGCCTGACTTTCCTTTCGCTCCTTGCACGCCTTTACGTGTGGCGCTAGGGGTATCTGCATACCAACCAGCACGCACAAGGTTACGACGCTTGTCGGGGTTCTTGACACCAGTCATGATCTCGTCACCCCACTGACCCTTCTCCTGCAGGCTCGCCGCACGCTTACGACGTTTGCGTTCCTTCTTGTTAATTCCCTTCGCGCTATAAGACCCCGGTGCCATCAGATCGTACAGCGCGAAACCCTTATTCTTGGTTGCCCCCCAGTTACCAACCCACGACCTGCCACCGGTCGCCATGTGCAATGCACCTTTGTCGGCTTCATGAAATTCGGAAGCAACACCTTGAGAGATGCCTGCCTTCGCAGCGAACTTAGGATTGTTCGCAGCAGCTGCCATGAACTTGCGTTGCTTATCTGATGTGCTAGGCATCGTCTACTTCTCCGGTGCGCCCGTCGATCACTGCGTTGTCGGGCTTCGGGTGAATCAGTGACAGGATGCTGGACATGACTTCCATCTTCGTCTCGTCACGAATACCAATGGGTGCTCCTTCCTTACCGCTGACTTGAGTCTCACGACGGTCGGACCAGTTCTGCTTCTGACGGTTGGTCAACCACAACTTGATTGCTTGCACGTCAGGTTTGTAATGCTTGATGGTGTCGGCACGGATGACTTCACCGTCCCACATCATTATCTTTTCTTCGTCGTGCGTGTAGCCGGTCGCTGTCTGGAACAGAGCGTTCAGCACCGCAGCATCTGCATCGGTGTAGCCCTGCTCGACAGCCTTCTTGAAGTGTGGGTACTGTGCCTTCCAGATACCCATCTGCCTGCGACTGATGTCGAACACCTCGGAGATGTCGTCCTCGTCCATGCCGTTCATCATGATCGCGCGGATCTGATCTGGGAAGTCAGGCAGGAATACACGGGAGCCAGCTGGCATTATCTGCCCATGGTTATTTCTCGCCTTGCGATTGATTCTCTTGGCTGGCATTACGGTGGTGGCTCCAGAGTTTCTTCTACCATTTCCGTCAGACGTTCAGTCATGTCGGGACCTCCTTCCTCTCCGGCTCCCGGAGTAGCTGCCCCTAGATTCTCTCTCAGTTGATCTATCAAACCGGGCTCCCGTGTCTGCCCCATCACTTCTAAGGCCTCATCAGAGAGGTAGACTTTCCCCTGAGGATCGTTCTCGGTCAAATCCTGCATGTACTGTCGGCCACCTGCCATGAGCAGCGGCGTGAGTTCTCTCATGATGGCATCTTTCGCACGCACATCAGGTCCGATGTGGTACAGCCGCAGAAACAAGTTACGAATGGGTGCACTCTGATAACCATGACCCAACAAACCAGCGATGCCTAAAGTTGCAAAGTTGACAGCGTTCCCAGCAAAGGTACCGAAGCCTCCTGCCGCAGCTATACCGACACCTTTACCCAAGCTCTCTACCTGAGCAGTCATTCTCAGGTATTCCAACATGCCGTCGAATTCTTTTGCGGGGAAGAAACCTCTAATCTGTCCCTCAACAGAGTCACCTGACATATACTTTAGGAAATCATTAGGAGAAACGAGAGCTTCACTTGCTGCTGTTCGACGCCAACCGGCGAAGCGCATAGCATCATGCAGGATCCATTGTTGTGCTGCTCTCTTACCCTCTGGGCTGAGGTTGTCACGTAGAAGTTTTATGTCGTCAACATTTCCTCGGCGCATAACTCTTTCAATGACTGCTGAATCGACCTCGCCTGATTTGATCACAGCTCTAAGAGATTTACCCTCCGCTGCTGCAACGAGTTCCGCCTCTTTAGCAAGACCAGACAACCATTGCTGTCCTGCATCACCACCTTGCTCTCGTGCTGCAAGTTTAAGGTCTGCCTCCAATGCGTCAGCAACCTCATTAAGTGCCACCCGTACAGCAGGCTTTCCTGAGGATGCTTCCACTCTCAATCGTTGCAGCCAGTCAGAAATGTGACCGAACCCACGAGCGAAATCTTGTTCCTTACCTCCCTGCCACACAGCGTTACGAGCTGTGTTCAATACATCAATAAGAGCGGGGTCTGCCAGATCTCCGTATTTTTCTTCGGCTTTAATGAGATCATACATTTTGAATCGGAAATCTCTGATGTTGATCCGCATCTCTGGATTGTCAGCCATTACTTGCACTGCTTCATCAGCCTGTGCACGTGCAACGTAAAGCGCGTCACCTGTGGCACCACTCAACTCTTTGAGAACCTTGGCACCGTAGTTGGTGACCGGATCAACCCCAAACCTATCTGCCACATAACGTATAACTTCAACACGTTGTTCCTTTTGAGCGGCACGAACACCACCGGTACCGGTAAGGAACATACGCTCAACCACCTTGAGCAGGATCTTCATCCGTGGGGAGTGCATCTCAGGGATTGCGTCTTCCGTCATGACTTTCGCGGGACGTCCAGACTTTAACCAGTCTGCAGCCTTCTCAGAAAACTCGATGACCTCGTGCTTGAACGCAGGAATGACACCAGCCAATCCTCGCGTGTGCCTCTCTACAAATTCCCCCGTCCCTTTCGTCCAAGAGCTGGGGATATAACTGCCGATGAATTTACCTGATCGTTGAACCAAACCAATCGCAGGACGTGCTATATCGATGAGAGGACCGAGGCCTGCACTCAACGCGACATCCATGTCATCGAACTGACCTCCCACTGCTTCATGTCCTGCTTGGATAACAGTCTCAGTCAGACCTGCGGTGCCAGCACCAACCATCATGCGAGGGAGTGTGGATTTCATAGCTGCGGTAGCTTTACCGGCAGGCGTAAACGCAGCAGCAAGACCAGCTCCCTGCATCACATCCATCTTGCTCACGCCGGGAGCATTAATCATTGCTCGCGCACCGTTGATTCTATTGCTAACGAGGACAGTTCCATCAGGCGCGTGCTGAATATCAAACTGCGGCCATTTACGCTCACCCGTTTCCGGATCCACTTGCGTCAGCATCTGTGCAATCTCTGAAGGGTCGAACATGGTGAGTGCTGCGGCAGAGATCAGGGCTTGGTCTGCCAGCGACATCCCCTCACCCATACTTGACCCTGCGCGTATGGTTTCGCTACCTTCCATCTCTTTGAGCGACAGCATCAAACCCACTCGCTCGAAGAAAGTCAGGTCCGGATTGTCCAAACGCTCTGACATTCTTTCGTAGGCAGGATTCATGATGGTCTTGCCCGTGAACATCTCGGGCAATGATTCCATTGCGAGTTCACCTTCGGCATTCAGAATGGGGATCTTCTTCCCCTCCGGACCTAAAGCATGTTCACCAGTTTCAGGATCTATTTCGTAAGAGCCTGCCGCTGCAGCCGACGCTCCGGGCTGCAACGGGAATTCACTCATGCCTCTATTTTTCTGGCGAATGTCTTCAAGGCTCACGCCCCCAAGCGTACCTTCGCGCATGATTTCCAACCCAGTGTCTTGACCGAAGCCAACCGGGTCTTGTGCTGCCTCACCCATCCAGCCTAGGTCAGTAGCACGTCCCAGATCTTCGCCAACTGCACGATCAGAACGCTGCTGTAGGATTTCACCCCACTCACCACGTTCCGGTGCAGCAGGTTCTACTGGAGCAGGTGTTAAAACTTCTTCTTCGATGAGATCTTCGTCTGCCATTACTCTGCCTCAGTCGGGAAAGGTTTCTCCCCGTAAGGAGAACCCCAGTGATCAATGCGATAGAATTTGTCACCCGGCTTCAACTTGTCGTAATCAGCCCTCGTCTTAACGAAGATGGCATCTGGTGCGAATTTGTACCCTCCGACGGACTCCCACAAATCTGCAACGGAGTGCATGTAACTCCGCTTGTCAATCGCAGACGTCGAATTTACCGAAGCGAAATAAGCTTCGCGGATACCTGTGCGAATTGCATTCGTGTAGATGCCCTCCATTTGTTTCAGCATGCGATAGTTCGCAGTCGTGTTCTGCCCCATGCCGACGGAGATGCCTTTCATTTCCGCGAGGTCTTTGTCGGACGCTGGACCTTTTAAATCTGCCAGTTTATCGAGATAGTCCTGAGCAATCCGCATCTGTATTTCAGTCAACTCAACGGTGTCACCAAAGTCAATGCCAAGCCAATTCGCGGCACGATTCTTCAGGTGTTGGATACCACTGGTCTTAATTATAGTATCCGCATTTTCGATAAGCCTGTTCACCTCCCTGATATTTAGAAGCGGAGCCCTCCGTCCGTACGCTTCATTGATAAAATCTTCACTGCGACCGGTCGAAGCCTGCGCTCTCTCGGCTGCTCGGATAAGTGCAGCTGCACGCGCAGGATCTAATTTCGATGCCGCTTCAAACATCGTACCGTCTGCACCTTGCAAAGGTGTCAGCTTCAGACCCAGCTCGGGTGCTTCCGGATCTACTTGCATCGCACCAAAGACGATGCGCTGATTCTCGACTTCCTTACCCATGTCAGCAGGGTGCACCATCGTTTGGATAGCACCGTGAATAGCTTTGCCTGCAGCCCCATGCCCAGCTAGCTCAAGCATTTGATCGACAGCCTCGCTCTCCATAGCGGTCTCAGCAGCCACCATGTCCATCATCCGCTCATCGTGAGCTACTTCAGCATCTGCTCCTCGCGCACGTTCGTCACGTATTGCACCTGCAGCCATGCCGACGTTCTCGCCGAACGCACCCGTCTGCGTCGGTGATAACATTGCCTGCGCCATCGCAAGCCACTTGTCCTGTTTCTCCCGCTTACGTGCGTCATCCCGACGGGAAGATAAGTTTTCACGTGTTGCCCGCAGACGCTCAATCGCATTCTGCTTGTTCATCAGGATCATGGTAGACAAACTCTGCCCTGCTGCAGGGTTAGTCGCACGTTCGACAAGTTGCTCAGACGTAATGGCTTGCTCCTCCTCTGGAGGAGTGAGGGTAGTCGCTTGCTCTAATGCGCCGTTTGCCATTTGCTTAGTCCTGTTTCCATTGCAGTTCGATATCTTTCTTGTCAGCCTCGTCGTTAGCCAACGTGTGACCACCTAAGACGCCGATGCTGTCGGTCGTGTCGGGACGAAGTTTTTGTGCCCATGCACTCAACCCACCCCACGCACTTTTCCCAAGCCCGTACATCTTCTTCCACGCTGCCGTGGCGAGACCTCCTATCCCGTACTCCTGTTCAGGAATGTATCCGCCCTCAGCTAATGCTTTTGGGGACACATACCCACCCTCCGCATCTGTTAAGCCACGATAAACACCGTAAGCACCAACCATCTGCGACAACGGTGACGGCTGATAAATACTTGCCGGTCCATAGTCGGTACGCGTTGCTGTTCTGTCCATCGGCAAGCCACGAACCATTTCGTTCATGAAGCCCAACCTTTCGAACGGCAGGTTGCGTTGTTCGAGGAAGTCTTGGTATGCAAGGTCCAAACTCTGTTGTTCCTGCTGCTGTTGTTGCGCACCGATGCCTTCCATTGATGCAGCGTCCATGAGACCCATGCCCTGAGCAGCTTCGCCCATTTGACCAAGACCTTGGGCTCCGGCGTACATGCTTGCTGCACCAGCTTCTTCGAGTGCCCCTGAAATGCGTGCCAGCTCGCCTTGTCGCGACATGTCGGCACCAAAGATGTCTGCGCCCTGACCGTACGCTCCGGACAGTGCTTCGAGTCGTTGTGCTTCGAGACCTTCCTGAATGTCGCGCACGCCTCGGATACCGACTGACTCCATCGAACCGGTACCACCACGAGAGCCATACTGTCCTGCACCACCGAACATGCCAGACAGTTGCGGCATGAAATCTTCTTCCAGTGTTCGGGTAGCCATCTGCTCCTGTCGGTCGAGGACGCCACTGATGTACGGGTTCATGTACGACTCGGCGACACCTTCATCCGTCCACTGTTTTCCACCTGCTTCGAGGTAAGGAGATGCCGCGCCATAGATGTTCGCAGCGCGATCCAGTCCGCCCATGTAGCCTGCAGTTCCTGCTTCCATGTAGGGTTGCCACGCACCGACGTTCGCTTCGACCATGCCGAACGCAGCTTGCTGCTCCGGCGCGAAGCCAGCGATCCTCGGACCACCGTAAGGAATGTACGGCTCAGAAGCGGCTGCATTCGCTCGCGCGATCAGTCCCTGCGTGTAATCCGACATCCATTTGGGAATGTTTTCAACCGTCTGCCCCCACGTTGTAGTGGACTGCGGAGGCTTTCCTTCAAACAGAAAGTCGGCAATGTTGTCAGCCATTACGCTCTCCCTGCCGCAGCTCTAAGCCTTGGCATGTAGCTCGCAGGCGACCTCGCTTTGTGACTGAAGCCACCCTTGCTCAGGTTCTTCGCTTTGTGCATCCGAATTTCCCTGCGCATCTCATCCAACCGTTTCGCTCCCGCGTCACCGGATCCGTCACCCAAGAGTGACACCGTTTCTGCGTCTATGACGTACTCACCGTCGCTCAGTCGCGCCGGGATGTCGTCGGACCTACCAGTGCCCGGTCCTTTAACATAACGCCCTGCGGCGCTCACAGTGGGACTGATGCGCTGTACGTCGGCGTTCTGAGCGAAGTGATCGAAGTGACCTCCACGCTGGAAGCCAGTGCCTTGCCCAAGCTCTGGCGGAGGTGGCATCCACGTGCCGGTGTTCTGATCCAGATTGTAGCCAGCTGCTCGCAGTCGGCCACCATTACCCCGGACCATGTTGGCTGGAACAGGCTGACCTTGTGCCATCAGCGCAGCGATCTGATCTTGTGCTCCCAGTCCGCCCGTCGGACCCGGTCCAGCTGTTGGCGTGCCAGTCTCTCCAGCGAAAGGATCTGGAGTGATGAACAAGCTCTCACCTGTCTGCGGTGCTCCTGCCCTGCCGTACGTGTAGTACGCGTTCGGATCTGTCGGGCCAATGAACTGACGCTGGCTATCGTAGATCGGCAGTGACTCCAACATGTGCGGTGGCAATTCAGGAGGTGGCTCTTCTTCGTACTCACCACCCTGCAGTGCACCCATCATAGTCATGGCTGGGAGCGCGTACTTCATCAGATCGCTCTGACCACCCGTCGGCGGAGCTGCTGCTGGAGGAGGTGCTCCAGCAGAGGCAGCGGCAGGGGCTCCTGTGCCAGCAGGGTATTCGCCAAACACATCTTCGGTAGTCTGCACCGAACCTTCAGGGACCGGACTCATAGGTAACGGAGCATCGAGGCTGATCAGATCTTGTGAAGCTGGGTCAGCAACAGCCGACAGCGCACCCGTTTCAGTGGGCCGCACTGCCATGATGCCACCGGCACCCGGATCTTCGAGATTGAATAGTTCCTGACCTCTCTCGGTGATGCCCTCCATCGTTGGCTGCATCATCTGACTCATTGCGCCCTGCATAGCACCCGTTGCGAAGTCACCACCGGTCAATTCGGCACCTGCGCCACTGGCGAGGCTTGAACCGATGAGAGCTGCAGTTGAGTCCTGCAATCCGGGAGCAATATCTTTCACGAAGCCACCCGCGACGTCGCCGAGACCTCCAGCGACAGCACCAGAGATTGCACCCGTTGCAAAGTCGCCACCACCTGCTGCGGACAGGCCACCTCGGACTACTGCATTACCGATGATACTCGCCGCAGCACCTGACCCACCTCCGGTCAACAGGCCACCGACCCACGTACCCAGTCCGGGTGCGAAAATGCTCAGTGCAATTGGAGCAACGATCTGGAAGATCTTGGATTCGAAGACTTTCTTCACTGCCTTCTTTACTTTCTTCCAGATCTTGGAGAAGAATCCGTACTCAGGCATGCCGGTGTTCGGGTTGATGTCGGCCTTGCCCCACATTCCTTCGAGAACGCCCAACTCTTCAGGCGTCATGTGCACCATCATCGAGTCACCGTTACGTCCGCCTTTGCGTGTCGTCTCAGCAGCTTTTGCCAGACCACCCTCGGCTTTATCGACGTAGCCACCGATCTCGTACAGCTTCACCTTCTTGGCGTCGCTCGTTGCCATCCCCGCTTTCTTCATCATCTCTGATATAGCAAACGAATAGAGCAACTCAGGACCACCGGGGACGCCCTCGATCAGTTCAGCAGCATCAACGATCTCTTTGTCGCCACCTTGTTCTGCCAGCATGGGAGCAAGACCGCGTCGTGCACGGATTGCCGCTCCGGCGTTAGCCTCTTCGGGTGCAGAATTATTTCGTGTAGCCATCGCTCTATCCCATAAAGTTTGTGGTGGAGAACATTCTCCTCGCCCACTCTTTCCAATTGTCATAGTCCATTGGGTCAGGCACATCTTGCCCCAACGCATCGACTCCGCCAAACACGCCGCTCGCCCACTGCTGCCACTCAGCTGGATCGTCCAGTCGGGGGTAGTTGGGATCGGATCCATTCTGGTCGCTGGAAAAAAACTCCAGCTCACCAGTCATCCGGTCAGCCCACTGGATCACCTCACTGTCAGCGAAGCCTCGGGGATCGATGATCATGACTCGACCCTTCCGTCGGCTGGTTCAATGTGCGCGTAGGTCTTGCCCTGTTCGAAGTTGCCTCCGCCTGTGTTCGACTCAAACTTGAAGCTCATCAGCCGCCGGATGTCTTTAAATTTAACAGTTTCTTCGTCGCTTGCCGAAGGTGTCGCAAAAATCGTCTCCGGATCTGACGTCACGACGCTGGCTTTAGCGTTCGCACGACCCTTAACTTGCACCGTCATGTCACCTGCCTGCACGAAGTCGGGTTCGATCCGTGCAACACGCAGAGACTTGTTCGCGTCGCCTTGGTCAAGCAACGCAAACTCATGTGTTTCGAACGACGCGCGCACCGCACTGATGTTACTCAAACGGATCTTGTCGAACGCAGTCTCGTGCTGCCACAGTGTGCGACCTGCACCGGAGACGATCTCGTTGTCCACCATGAAGGGACGCTGATACACATCGGCGTAGATGCCTGCGCAACGTCCCTGATTGAGGTCATCGCTGTCAGGCAACGCAGTGTCGAACCAGTAACCTTCGCGCACGTTGTAAACAACTGCATGCGTGCACTCGGTTGCATTGCCTCTTGGATAACACCACCACAGCTCACCGTAGCGAGGGATCTTCATGCCGAAACATTTTTGCCGCTCGCGGAAGTTGATGTTGTCGAAGAACCAATTCTGATTCAGGTTGTTGGGAACCTCTCGCACGACACCGTTGAACATGTACCACCGATCCACTCCGGGCCAGTAGTAAATGCCATCCATTTCAATGACGCCCTGAGAACTCATGATGGTCATGCCACGAGCAATAACGTCGTACGCGAAGTCAGGTTGACCACCTCCACCACCGGGGATGAAAGTGGCGCGAATAAGAATGTCCAGTCCCCAGAACAATGCTGCGGGACCTTGCCCAGCTCCACGCAGCGGCATGCCCTTCACGATCTTCTGCGTACCAATATTTATAGCGACCGGTGCCAACGTAAGATTGTTAGGTTGTGACTGAAGGATGAGTCCCTTACTGCCGTAAGTCCACGTGAACACGCCACTCACGACGACGCCACCACTGGTTGCTTCGGAAGCGTTGTAATCAGCGTGCAGACCTGTGGTGTTAAGGATGGTCGTCGCATCGACGGTGTCAATGTACAGAGTACCGTTGACGGAGTTGTCGATGTTCGCTGCGTTCTCTGCAACGTGCGCCATCAGCAAATGATTACCGGTACCACCCGTGTCGGCGAAGATGTCGAACTGCCACAGGTTGTTGAGATCTGCATTGAATCCTGCAGGCGTGCGATCACTGAACAGGTTAAGCGAACCGTTCGACACTTGGTACTGCCCGATGGTATTCGGATGACCAAGATGTAAGTACTGGATGTCGTCTGCAGAGAACGAAGCTATGCCGCGAGTAATCTCCGGCACCGTGTCGGTGACCTGCTGATAGCCGCCAATCTTTTTTGGTTTGCCACGCTGGAACCTGCACCACTGACCATCGAGGTAGTGCTCGCTGTCGAAACGCGTCCCGTCCCGTTTAATTCCGGGAGCAGACGCTAGCAATGCAGGTTGTTCAGGCATTAAAGGTCACTCATGAGATGTTGTCGTTCTCCGAGACTTCAAAGAAGGAAGGCTGGAGGATCGTAGTGTTCACAGCACTGGCTGTGTTCTGTGCAAACTGCAAAGCGAGAGTTCCCGCCAGCGTAGCGTGTGACTCAAAGGTAAACTCAATCAGCACACAGTTTGTCCCTGTCTCCATCGTGGTGATGTTGATTTCATTAAAGGCACTCAGCTCTACGTCTGTCTCTACCGTGCTGACGGCAGACGTGGACGTCCATATGGCAAACCCTGTTTCTTCCGGTGTCTGGCTATAGTCCAGAGCGAACTTAATGTCAGCCACTGTGGTTGAAGACCAGAAGATGGTCGCCTTGCATTTATAACGTCGAGCGGGAGCGATGTGGTAGTTAGATAAGTTGCCGATGTTAGCGAGGACATCGTCGTTATTCATTACATCAAGAGCAAGAGTAGCTCTGCGCTGCATCCCATCAATCCTGTAGTCATTACCAGAATCATCCTCAAAGTGCATCGTGTTCGGATTCGTGCCGACTACATTGGGACCATCACTCCAAAGCTGACCAAACCCTCCAACCTGTGCTTCAGGACCACCCGACCGCTCGCCTAAGAAGATAGACCCATTCGTGAACCTCCAAATCTCATCGGTCTGGAAGTGGAAGATAGTGCCACCGGAGGAAACGAGGAAAGCAGTCCCCCCTCCTACGAACAGTTCTACTTGATCAGCTCCACTCGATGCGATGAAGCTTTGACCGTTGTTAGTTTTAATATCTCCCGCTACACCAATTTCAATGTTTCCTCCAGCATCAACCCAACCACCAGAGCCATCCCCCTTCAGCAGACGACCGAGTGCTGCGCTCGCTCCGACATCGCTGCCGGGAATCGTGATTGTCTTCGTCGAACCGACACCACTTGCCGTTACACCTGCCCCTACGAAGTCGAGCGTGTCTGCCAACGTCGCTAACGGCACACCTTCGTCTTCAATGGTGATACCCGGCGAGGCCAGATCGACGATGTCTTGAATCGTCGCTTTGTACGTCAGATTGTCATCGATGTCCTCGAACGCAATGAAGTCACCTACGACAGGTGTTGGTGTCACGTTCGCACTGTTGATGTCGAGGATGAGCGTGCGGTCTCCTGTTAGGTCACCACCACCATCCAGTCCAGCACCTGTATTGATCAATCGGCCTTCAGGAGGTACTTCCAAGTTGATTTGTGCACCACCGGGAGTCGTCGCACCCGTGCCACCCTGTCCAACGGTGATCGGGAACGCCACACTGGTGGATGACGTTGCGTTGATCACGTCGGTAGCATCGGAGTAAAGGATTACGCTTTGCCCTTGCGGGACAGTTATCCCGGCACCAGCAACTGTGCTGACCTCCAGCGAAAAGGCACCGCTCGTCTGGTTGTCTGCCCAGTACTGCTGCGTCGTATTCGGTACGACGATGCGTCGGTTACCCGTCAGTGCGCCCGTGAATCGATACGAGATCCTGTCGAGGTTCGCACCAGAGAGCACGAAGTCACCAGAGCCCGGTACCGCAAGCGACACGAAGTCGAACGCGATGACCGAAGCGACCGTCAGACCGATGGTGTACCAGTCAACGCCGTCCGTGAAGATGAACGTACTGCCATTCGGATCGAGGTTAAGACTCGATGCTCCATCGATGTCGCCAGACGGAGGTACGATGTTGAGCGTACCGCTGCCGGAGTTGCGCAGCATAAAGAACCAGTTGTTGCCAATGTCAACCGCTCCCGCACTCGGCAAGTTACAGGTGCCTGCACCTGCGATGTAGATGAGACACTTCGCTCGATCACCAGTGACCACGGTAAATGGTGTCGCAGCTTCCTCATCCGAATCAATAATCTGGTTGAGTTGTGAGCCGTCAGCTTCGAGTCCATCACCTGCTAACACGGAAGCAGACGCTGGGGTGGCTGCATTGCCCCCCAAAAGGAACGTGGTCCACAAGCCCATGTCCGTGGTGTTGTCAGTCAGTATGATGACCCACTGCTCACCGGGCTGCACATCTTGAATCGTGCCGCCTGTGACATCACGCACAGTGAACGTGTTCCCGCCAACGTTATTGAACGTCGCCTTATTACCCAGCGAGGTGTTCCTCGCGTCGGGCATGTCTATGTTGAGTGCCGGAGCCGTAGTGTTGACATCCATGACATCCGCAACGACGTCGCCGCCTGTGATCTGCTGCTCAGTCGGCCATTGCAAAACAACATCGATGGCTGTTTCGAGTTCGAGATAACTGACCCTCGATGGGAAGATCAGGTTGCCTCCAAATACGTCGGTATAAGACATCAGACTGTATCCCTTGTGACTTGTCTATCGACGATACGTTTGATGTCTTGACCTTCGAGAATCGCAAGGTCCTTTTCGTAAATTTTTTCCCACACATCAATTCGTTCATCGTTCTTTAAAAATGGAGTTGCCTGCAGGAGTGCACCATGAAGCAGGGCGTTCGGGGCAAAGTCCGTCGTCCAGTTCGTTTGGTTGGTGTTATCCAGTAGCGCAGGCAACTCCCAATAGTTCACCTCGAACGGATAAGCAAAATCCGCCGAGGGAACAATCAACCAGTTAAAGTAATCGTAGTCGGCATAGAATTTTGGCTGGGCTGTGAGTGCCTCATCAGGCCAATAACGCCGACAGTATTCATACGCGCGAGCAAACAGAGGGGTGCGTACCTGAGTAACGCCCACGCCGAAGTTGATGCTGATAGTGTCACGCCAGCGATCAGGTTTCGGGATAACTGATTGTCCAACCCCCATGGTGTCCGTGACGACAGTAACGAAGCCAAGAATCTTCAGTCGGTTCGCCAGCTCCCGCTCTGCGAGATTAATCAGAGAGGGGAGCTGCTCGAATACTGTCGGATCCACACTCGTGCCTCGCTCCAGATATTTTCGGAGATCTTCTAAGAGCGAGTTGAATGTCATCGAAACAGCCATGGGTTACTCCTTACGCGTTGGGATCGACGACTGGGTTGTCATCATCCGGCAGCGTATCTTCTGCGGGTGAAGCTGGTTCAGAGTCAACGGTGTCGGTTGGTACTTCGTCGTCCACAGTTTCTTCCGGCTCTTCTTCTTCAAGAAGTTCCTCCTTCGCTGCCTGCAGACGCGCGTGTGCATCGTCAGACCTTGCACGCATGACAGCCCACTCACTGTCATTGGGTGGCCTACCTTGCGCAGCCATGTCTTCGATGGTTTTGGTGAACACTTTGAGTTCGTCGAGAGCATCATCACCTTGTGAAATTAAAGCGCCGAGTATGCCGAGTAGCTCGGAGGCTTGGCCGAACTTTACGCTGCTGCCACCACCCAATGCAGGGTTGGACAACACCGTACTCAGACCATTGATTGCGAGTATTGCTAGTGAGATTGGATCCATTGTTATTGTGCTCCTTTGATGTTTCGAATTATTTCATTTATCAGGGGAGCTAACTCTGTAATCCAACCGTCAAGTTCCCTCGACGCGCTGAGTAAGCGCTGTTCGCTTGTTTCTCCCGCGTCGAATTCGCCCTTAATAATTAGAAATGCCGTGTAAGCGTCCAACAAACTGTCGGCCACCGGCTTCGCTCGTTCCTCTGCCTGAATGATGCGTAGTTTTACACCGCGAGGGATGGCTGGATCTTCAACAAGATCAGCAGCCGTCTCCTGTACGATGACAAACGTGCCGTAAGCAGCATATGCTCGCTGCTCAGATGTTTCCGCTGCCGCAATGGGATTTGCAGTCTGACATCCTGCAAGAGCAAAGAGCCAAAGCATCAACCATGCGTAGCGGTAGTCGAGTTTCCTCACCATACTAAATACCTCCATCCCCGGTGCCTGAGATTTTGTTCACCGTACGCCGCACCGTGAGCGCTTGGTAATCTTTAAAGAATGCTACTGCTGCACCACCGACAAGAGAGACCCACGTCGCTGTCGTTAGATCGGCGAACGTCAGATCTGGATTGCTGGTGAACAGCGTTACGACGCTTGATCCAAACAGAATCAGCGCTGCAATGAGTGCTCCTGTGAGAGTGTTAATGTTCATGTCCCTTCCTCCAGTTATTGATGTACTCGTCCGTCGTGCCACGTCCGAGATCTGTGTTGTAGTGCTCCTTCCAGTAAGTAGCCTGATGTTTCAGGTCACCTGCTTGCGGAAGTGGAGCGCGCACACGCCTGTAATGCACACGACACATCGCAACTGCGTATTTCAAATTCCAGATCAGCTCTCGCGAATCCGGGCCTCCGATCTCAGACACAGCTGCTGCTAGCCTGTCACGGAACTGCAGGTAGTTATTCCAAATGTCATCATGCGTTGCGGGTTCCATCTGGCACACGCCCAACGCTGGACCGCTGCCCAGCTGCTTGATGTAAATAAGTCTCGACTCTTGAAGACATGTGCCCAGCACCAGCTCGGAAGCTGCTGTCGAATACAAGCCCAGATCTTCGAGAGTCGGCTCGATGATCAGGTCAATAAATTGTTCGCGATCAATCACGAAGTGTCTTCCGTTTTCAATTCTGCTCTCGCTTCTTGCAACGCTTCCAGCTCAATCTGCAGATCAGTCAGATACTCTGCGTCCTCTGACTCCCAGTCCGTGTCCTGACGCTGCCGGAACTTCAACGCTGCGATCTCTTTGCGCAGCGAATTGATGTCACGTGTCAGCAGCACCGAGAACGCAGACTTAATTGGCTGCGCCTGATCCTGTGCGATCTGCTTGAAGTCTTCAGCCAATGCATTGGAGATGAGTGGCTTGCCGACGTACCACAGAACGGGGATCAGGACCGCAAGAGACGCAACGGTACTAAAAATTGTGCTTACTGAAACTTCTCTTGCAGCCATAATCCTCTTCCTTACGCTTCAGGCTTTGGGTCTTCAGCGCTTTCGTTTGCGGCCTTTCCTTCTTCCCCGCTTGGGCCTTGGTCCCCTTGGGGTGGGGTTTCCACGGGAGCCATGGGGGGCTTTGGGTCACCTCCTCCAGAATTTTCCGGCTGCGGTTGTGCAAGCACAACTTCACCTTGTGCCAGTGCCTGCAGCATCCCTTCGAGGACACCCAGTGCGCCGGATTTTGCCACCGACAGTGGCACCGGTAGATCATCTACCTGTAACAACTTCACACCCGCTGCCGCAGCCATCTGAATCTGGACTGGACTTACTTCTTGCTTTGCCATTTCTTTTTCTCCTAAGTTAAGGCTTTCGCCCACGTAAAATTAAGGTCCTTCGATAACTTCCATCGTATTAGTCGCTGTCGTAATCTCAACCATAGTGCCCGCGTCTCGTATCCGAAGAATTCCATCAGGTATTTCCGGAGGTCCGCCAACTGGGTTGTTGACTTCGTACTGCCACTCGGGACCAGAGCCAAGTCCGCTACCTGCCACCCACACATTGATCTGAGTGAACGCTAGGTTTGGCGCGAAAGCACCTTGCTGATCCCACATGAAATCGTAATCGTTCTGATCAAAGCCAGCACCCGTGTAAAATGTGCCGATCTGAAATCCGGGTCCAAGCTGATCTGATTGTCTGACCTCTCCGGTGTTGAAATCAAAGATAATTCCGATCTGTGCAGGGTCATCAAACGTCTGTCGGGTTTGATCGTATGCTCCTGCATTGAACTGGATCACAAGAGGAGCAGCCCCCTTCTGTGCCAGTGAAAATTTTCGTTGAAGCAATGACATTAGCTTAGTCCTGCTCCTGCGATCTTCCACCTAGTTGCAGCGATCTTTTGTGCCACTGCTGCTCCACCTGCTGCCAATGATCTTGTACCGGTAGATGCGTCGTCCGCAAAGATCAACGTGTCGGTTGTGATTGCGATGCTAAACGGATTGACGCCGTCATTGTCCCAACCTAGGAGTGTTCCTATCGGATAAGCAACGGCACCGTTCGCAGGGATGGTCATTGTCTGGCCTGCATTAGCGCCAGTGAAACCAACCGTCTGACCCCTGTCACTTAAGATGCCAACCCGACTAACAGTTGTCGAAATGATCCCGGAGATTCCTGATCCCGCAGGCTCCGAATATGCACCCGTCTCATCGAGGTAATCTGTCGCTGCACCAGCAGAACTCAACACAACCCCGTTCGTTGGAGAATTGTAAACACCAGTCTCATTGAGGTAGTCGCTAGCAGCTCCTCCATCGTTCAACGTGACTCCGTTGACACTGACACCTGTGATTGCTGCGTCAAGGTTGACAACAGGATTGATTGGATCCCCAGCATTGACGCTGATATTTACTCCGCCAACGACCGAGTTAACCACCCCTCCACCGGAGATCGTGATTGTTTTCGTCGAACCTGCACCGCTCGCTACGACATTGGGACCGACAAAGTCCAGCGTCGTCGCTCCACCCGCAAGAGGAACACCTTCGTCCTCAATTACGATAGCGGAGGATATGTTTATATCGTCAGCCGCAATCTTACGACTGACTGTAATGCCAGCCTCGATGGTTTGCACTTCGAAGAAACTGTTAGGTCCGTCCAACGGCAACGTCGCAAGTGGCAGACCTGAAATAAAGATGTTAGGCATTATCGGCTTCCTCGTTTCCGTCAATTTCCGATTCTTCAAGCACACGTAGCCTGCCGTCTTCCGTTGCACGTGGGCTCTCACCGAAAGCTTCGCGCACACCACCGAGGAAGTTCACGTTCGGATCCGGACCTCCTGTCGTCAGGTCTTGGTCGGGCCGATAGAACGGCAGCGTGATGCGATCAGCCTGACGCGGAGCCAGACGATATGGATCGTAGTCATCGAGATCATCGATACAGACCTTGATCCCCGGACTGTTCGGGTCCGAATGCAAATCTTTCAAGAAAAACTTCCGCGAGCATCTCTGGCAAATGCCGATGCCGTAAGTTGAGTTGCCTGTTGGGTCTAAAAAAACTGGCATGACTACCTCGTGTACGGTGCAATGTTAGGACGCAGGTACGCTTCCGACTCGTCGGTCTCACCATCCCATGCGTCTTTCAAATATTTTTCTGCGTCGATATCGATGAACGGTAGCTGTGAAACATCTACCTCTTTAATCTCACGACTCAGCTGTCGAGCAAGCTCACAAATAATTGCGAGGTACCAACGATCCGGCACCTCCAGTTCGTCTGTTAGTGCACCGACATCCTGCAACTGTCGCTGGATAAATCCGGTCACCTGATCGAACGTGAACTCAGCACCGGGTGCAGGCCACAACTCGATCTCCGGTCGTGTGCGTTGCCTGTCGTACCAGAACTGAGTCGGTCGTCCAGTGCTCGCTTTGTCAGGCAGGTTTGCGTAGTCGTTCCGATTGAGCTTGTACATCGGAATCTCGTTGGGCTTGTTCTGATAGACCAACTCAATCACATCGAGCACTGTGGTACCGGTCGCACGCAGTCGCCACGCATCGAACTCCACGACGCGACTCGGTGCCTGCACATCTTCCCAGATCCATTCGTTGGCAACGACTTCTTGCTCGGTGCGTGTGATGTACGGCACTGCAGTCACGAAATTATCGTTCGACGCTTCGATCACATAGTCCCACGTCCCAGAGACGTTGGGCATGATGCCGAAGGTAGAGATTGCCATCGCACTGTCCAGTGCCATGGTGATCGTGCCCAACATCGACACCTGCGTGCACGCTGTCGTCAGGTCACTGTCGAACGCATTGCCAGCTACGCCTTCCGATGCAGTTGCGTCGCCAGTGAGCCGATTCTGATTACGCAAGTTGATCGTGTACGTGGCTTCAGTACCAAGAGGACACGGCACCGTCTGCACACGCTCGTAGATCGGCAGGATGATCGGCACAACATTCCAGAGCTTGATGCCCTTATTGCTGAGCGTCATTACATACAGCCACAGCAGTTCGAGAGCAATCTGCAGATGCTCACCTGTGATCTGTTGTTCAACCATCTTGCAACGCCGGAAGGCGTGGTCGATGAGTTGCTGGTTCAAAAATGTTGTTGAACCAATTGTCCCTGATGTCGGCATCTATCTCGCTCCGCGTGCGCTACTTCCCCGTCCACCGCGTGGACGTTGTTGATGTCCGCGTGGGCGAGGAGCTTTGATGTGTTTGTCCATTACATTCTCAGCTTCTCGCCTCGCTATTTTTTTATGCTGCCACCTCTCGCGTACCCAACGCTGCCACCTTTGCACTTGACGTTCTTCGGCATGCCTGCCTTCGAAGCTTGACGTGCATTTTTGGGTGCTTTCAGTTTATGCTTACCGTGCAAAACTTTTTTGGCATGTTTAAGAGCAGCATCAGCCAGTGCACCACCACCAGAACTAGCCGCAGCTTTCATGTAGCCGCCCTTTTTCAGTCCCGGCTTCAAACGTCCAGTGCCACCAGCTTCTGCTTCGGCCTGATTGCGGGCATTCTTCCCGCGACGAGCGGGCTGAACACCATGGTCCATGGTCTTCTGCTTGCCCTTCTTCATCTTGAACTCATCGGAGGTGTCGCCGCTCGCACCGTACTTCTTCACCTGACCACCGTACTTGTAGCCCATCTTTGCGCCAGCTTTCTTCAGCTTGCCGTGCATGCCGCCTTTCATGTAACCACCTTTCGCACGAGGCGTCGTGATCGTCACATCATCGACTTGGATCTCACGCTCTGGTCCCATGAAGCCGCCTGCCATTTTCTTCACTGGACCACCACGTTTGTAGCCCTTGACGCGAGAACCAGTGAAGCCCTGTTCCGAAGGGAATTCAAATTCCCCGTATGTTAATCCAACGTTCCGTTTCATGAGTCTGGATCTCCTGTGATCTGTTGAATTCGTTGCCGAATCTGTTCTTTGTGGCCGCGTAAATTTTCGATGCCTTGGCCCAGTGCATCTTTGACCTGACGAGTTGCGCCAGTCTTAAAGCCTTGCATCGTAGTGATGCTTGTGTCGATTTCATCTCGCTCAGCTCGCAGCTCGATCAATTCAAGGGCTGCATCAGCTGGCTTAGTTTCTTGGAGCTGTCCGATAGTACTGAGCGAATCGAACAATGCTCTGTGCGCCACCGCATCGTCAATGATGCTTAAACGCATGTTGTTATAGGTGGGGTTGTTGATCACTCCCACTCGATTGATTTCCCCTGCAACGGCATCAATCAAAGCCGTAGCCTCAGCGTTACTGAAGTTACTGGTGATGACGGTACGAATCGCATCAGCGAAGCCACCCTTGTTGAGCGTATTGTCAGCAACGACTGCGTCGATGCCTGCTTGCCATGCGTCTGAGAGAGTCGTCATATTATTTCCTCAGTGCCGTGTAGATGAAATCACCATCAACCAAATCGATGATGCCCACCCCAGTCGTATTTGTCAGGTGAATCTCAAATGCAATGCCAAGAGCCACTGCGATAGGGTTCGTAGCATCCGCGAACGGGAAAGTAATGTCCATGGTGTACATGTCTCCGATTGCAAGCCTACCAGTCACCGCTGTAAATTGTCCGGTGACCTGAGTGCTCGCCTTAGCAATCCCCGCTCCAGTCGCAATCGTCGGTGCAGTGTAATCGCAAGTGAAGTCGCAAGTATCTCCGTTGGTCTCGACCGCAGCGAGAGAAAACTGGAGCCGGAGGGTAATATCATGATTCCTGTCCAAATCCTCGGGGAAGGAGTGGTACAAGGATGCCAGTTCACCGACCAGTGCAAACTGGAGCGCTGCAATCGTTGGCGTCGAGCCGATGGTAACATCCGTGGGCGCAGTCACACCTCTACGGAACTGGTCTCCGCTCAGGTGTAAGGTCTGTAGAGGAGGTGCCGCTTTGTCGATGATGCGCCAACGTGAATTAGTCGTATCGTAACGCACCTTGATTGTCTCGTCCGCTTCGAGCGTGTAGGTGTCGTTCGTAGCGGTGATGATGCGGTTGGCTGCTAGTGATGCTACATCCTCATCCGTAATTTCAATAGCATTCGCACTGATGTTTGTCAGGTCAAATGTGTCACCGTCTTCAGCTGCAGTCGCATCGATACCAGTCAAGACAGATGTCGTCGCGTTGCCACTGATCCGTGCCCAATGTCGCATATTTGCGCTGAACGCATCCGTCAACAAGCCGGTCCAATCGTTGTTGTTGCCTGCACCCAGTGCTGCCGGAGTGATCGGCGGATACTCCATCGCGCCTCGAACACGAACACGACCACCGCTCAAGTCAAGTGCGTTGTTTGCCGGTAGCCACTGCATCTCCGCGTCAGGTGTAGCGATGACGTTGCCCATGGAGAAAGACGTGTCATCATCGACATGAACGTTGCCAGCACCGAAGTCAGATTGCGCGCCACCTGTATTCAAGATGAGGTAGTTCGATGCGAAGTTTATGATGGCTGAGCGAACTGCTATCCGACTGCCCGAAACAACGAGACCAGTGAGCACATCCATGTCGAGGCCAATCCAGTCAGTTGCGATCTCAGAACCGATACCGAGACCAAAGAGAATGGTCGTAGCATTGGTCATGTGAACGCCACGGATAACTCCGTAGTTTGCGACTGCCGTTGCGTTGCGCGTATTAAAAAGAGGCTGGAGAATCAGTCCAGTAGTGCTACCAAGATTCAGTTCGTCACCTGCGTTATCGACACGGATGATTGGAGCGAAACTGAACCCACGATAAGTAACGACCGGGGTGACTCCTGCGCCAGTTATATGATACTGACCCTGAGCCGCGTACATGAAAGATTGTGAAGGTGAAATGCCAACAGTCGTTGATCGATATGTAGGTCTCGCAAAGAACAGTGTCTGTACCGCGAACCCCGGATTGACCGTCCACCGAATGTTACTGAGGTCATCTACGGTTGAAGAAATGAACGTAGGAGAATCGACAGTGAGGATGTTCGCAACTTGGAAGAGACCAGCGACTGCCAATCCAGTAGCGGGAATAGTGTTCGCCCATCGGATTGCATAGAAACCAATATCTGTAGTCCAATCAAAATCGATAAGAATCGTACCGTGAGTATTGATCGTGCCACGACCCGCAGCATTCGCCCCTTGGAGATTCAGAATGTCGGCTACACCAGTACCACCGAAGATGTCACTGCCGGTCGTATTCATGCGCATCAGATCAACGTCTGCCTCATCTCTCACTGCGAAGACATCACCTCCGACAGCGTTCGCATCAATCGTCAACTCATCAGTAGGATTGACAGTAATCTGTGGGACTGTTGGATCGACATCGTATAGAGTTTGCAAACTGCTCAGACCTAGAGCAGCAGCAAGGTCTACACTGATGGGAGACGCGCCGAATGTCTGCGTCAAGTTCAGTATCGTTCCGAAAAGACCACTCAGGAACAGACTCGTGACGACCTGATCAACTGCCGTTATCGTCTTGGTGCTTCCTACACCACTGGCTGTGATGCTGGCACCTACGAAATCAAGAGAGGTCGCTAAAGTCGCTAGCGGAACGCCCTCTTCCTCAATGGTAATGCCAGTGCCAGCTGGAACTGAGTAGGCTCCGGTTTCGTCAAGGAAGTTGGTTGCGGCACCAGCCGCAGTGAGCGTCACTCCGTTGACGGACACGCCAGTGATGGCTGCGTCGAGATTGACAATGGGATTGATAGGATCCGCCGCATTGACGTTAATATTAACGCCACCGACAACGGAATCTACCTGCCCACCTCCGCCTCCACCGGCAAGCCAATCGTAGTCGTAGTTATCAGGGGTGAGCTTGGTTAGAACTTCTCCAGTCGCGCCGTCATCCGGGATCTGTATCGCTACAATCCCTGAGAAACCTAGACCCGACTGTGCAGTCATGAGTTACCTCAGACTACAGTGTTGATCAGCTCGCGCACCTTCACGAGCTGGTCTTCTTTCCCTTTAAGCTCATTAGCTCTCGTATCGAGGGCATCAGCTTTCTGTTGGAGTGAGGCTTCCCGACCATCCAACTCACCTGCGCGAGCTTCGTTGGTTCTCTTTTCGGATTCCACGGCAGCAACAGTGCTCTCCGCCCGCGTGAGCGCTAATTTTTCGCGGTCATGTAGGCTTTGCGCCTCTGCCGTTAATGCATCCGCTTCCTGCGTGCTTTTTTCCACGATCAGCTGCGCCTGAGTTTTAGCCTCCTCGACAATAGCTTCGCTTTTCTCCAGCGCTTCCGCCAACGCTGTGTCAGCTTCTGCTCGGGCCTGCTTAGCCTGCTCTTTGATGATGCCGATCTCGCTAACATCACCGATTACAGCAGCAGCCTCCTGCGCTTTGCTCTGCAGCTCCTCGAAGTCTGCAACCTTCTTTGCAAGTTGGGGTGAGTCCTCAAAAAGGAAACGCGGGACGCGAACAAAGTCGCTCCCCACGTTACCAGCCATGTCTCCGCCTGCCAGTCCGTTGCTCATGCCGCTAACCCCGCTTGAACGAGATCGAACTCACAGGTGCCAATACCGGAGTTGGTAAGCAACCTGACTGCCTGAGGAGGGAACGCCAAGTTGCCGTCCGCATCTGCCGTCTCTCCTGCGAGAGTTGGGTGATCGAACCACGTGAGAATGGTGCTGGCGTCTTCCCACGGACTGTCGAACGTATGCTGCACAGTGACGTTCACCGTTCCCGTGATGATAAGTGCGAGACCGATGCTCGTCGGTGTTACGTTCTTATCGACAGGAATAACAATGGAACCACCAACTCCGTTAGTGCCGATTTCAATATTGGTCCCGACAGCAGCATCAGCAAAGATCGAATCCACAGTGAGGAAGTCGAGCTGAGTTTCGACGGTCCCAGCAGCGGGACCAGCAATCGTTTCGCTGATGGGACGATTCTGCTCATCAGTGCCTGTGATCGTGAAGTTGATGCCGCTAAGAGCACCGACAGACTCCAATTCCACTCGCCGCTGCACATCGAGCGTCGCAGGTGCAACGCCCCCGTCAGAAAAAGCTCCGTTGATCAGCAAGAAGCCTGCACCTCCTATCTGCTGATCTACGCAAATTCCATTGGGGTCCGCTGCATCCAGCTGCCTAATTTGCTGAATAGGTCTCATGTCCGCTCTCCTTAGCTACGCTCGGTCGCCGCGAAGAGGTAATCGAGGTCCAGAGCTACGGCACCTGAAGCACCTGCAAACACACTGAGCGTCGGAGCCAAGGGTCCAACCGGCAACGTTGATGCGTCAAGGAAGCCCAGAGGCGTACCGTTGGCACCGTAGTAAATCCGATCTTGTCCATCCCAGTAGAACTCGACAGTGAACGACGTGGCATCAGCAATCGATGCGACGGCAAGCGCTACATCGATGTCTGCGCTACCAGATCGAAGCAGGACATCCAGATCGAGATCACTCGTGTCCTTGCGGAACTGGATACAGTTGTTGGGAACCAGTGCAGCACTG